AGATATCCATCGGGCTTTTGGTTACGGGAGAGCCGGTCAGCAACCTCTTGTACTTGAATCCAGCAGCTATCTTCATTAGAGATTTAGTTCGTTTTGCTTTGTGGTTTTTGATTGTTGTGGACTCGTCTATTGCAATCATGCCTCGAGAGCCCAGCATCCTAGACATCCACTGCCCTGCCTTCTGACCCTTGAGCGAGGAGTATGCTTCGACATTCATTACAAAGATTGTCAGCCCGTCAAACGTATCTTGTACCGAGCGCATCTCTTCTTTTTGTTTCTTGTTGGGCCCAGACACCCAGCGTATCACTCGATGCGGGATGTCATCTGACATGTGCTCGGGGATTTCTTTGGCTACCCAGTTGCGGTACACACCCTTGGGTGCAATCACCAGGGCGAAGTTGATTTGTCCGTCTAAGAACAACATACCCATGTTATCGATGAGGACTTTAGACTTACCAGTTCCCATCTCCATGAACAAACCAAACTCGGGCCTGTCCCATCCGTATTCAAGGGCATCTATTTGGTGGTCAAATGGTTTTAATTTATATTTGTAGTTGACAGTCATTACATAGCTCCACTATTGTCCACATTACGGATAGCATGAAGCTACCGGATAAATCAACCCTGAAGAGGAAAAACTTATGAACAGCAATAAACCCGTCCGCATTTTGCGGATGAAAGACCTACCATCAAAGGTAGGGTTTCGGCCACCAACAATTTACGAATTGATAACAAAGGGTAAATTTCCAGCCCCTTTTAAACTAGTCCAAGGCGGCAAAGCCTCGGGATGGCTTGAAAGCACAATTGATTCGTGGATTGAAAATGCAGCCCGTCAAAGCGAGGGGGAGCAGTAATGGACGATATCTTTGAAGACTTTTTCGATGAGGCAGATGCCGTATCGAACATTGACGTAGGGACTGGCAAACAACTGAGCCAGTTAGTGCGTACACTCCGAGGAGTGGAAGACCAGATAGCCGAAGCAGAAACACATATCAAAGCATTGAAGCAGGAGAAGCACAAGCTCTCCGTGGAGAACATCCCAGCTTTAATGGACGAGATGGGTGTCGAGCGTTTAGATGTTGACGGTCTGACTGTAGAGCGAAGGATGGTTGTTAGCGCATCCATACCTGTTGACCGTAGAGAGGAAGCATACTCTTGGTTACGGGAGAACCGCTTGGACGACATCATAAAGAACGATGTTATCATTTCGTTTGGCAAGGGCCAAGACAATGTAGCGGGGGACGTAGTCGGACTGCTCAAGGATCGGGGGTTTGATCCAAGCACCAAGACTCATGTTCATCCATCTACACTGAAGGCGTTCGTGAAGGAGCGCATCACAGATGGTAAACCCATTGACCTCGATATGTTCGGGGCCTTCGTAAACAATACAGCACAATTAAAGAGGAAAGCATAATGGCTAATCAAGTAGCTACGAAAAAAAGTGCAGAGTTAAGCACAGATGTCATGGACGACATCCTAGAGTTTGCTGGTGAAGGCGCATCATTTGACAGCAGCGAGATGCAGATCCCGTTCGTCCGTGTGCTCCAAGCAATGTCACCTCAATTGAAGAAGCGTGAGGCTGACTACATCGATGGTGCAGAGCAGGGAGACATGTTCAATACTGTCACGGCTCAGTACTTTGGTGGGGACAAGGGGGTCACTGTGATCCCTTGCTACCAGACTACTAAGTATCTTGAGTTCACACCTCGCGATCAAGGCGGTGGGTTCCGTGGCGAAATTCCGCCAACTGATCCCGTACTGCAACGCACTGAGCGTCAGGGCTCTAAAGAAATCCTACCCACTGGCAACGAGCTGGTGAAGTCGGATCAACATTACTGCTTGGTTATAGACGAGGACGGCATCAGCCAGCCTGTTGTGATTGACATGAAGTCTACACAATTAAAGGTTAGTCGGCGTTGGAAAACTCAGATTGCCATGCAGAAGATCAAGCACCCCAAGACAGGGGCTATGGTTAAGCCACCTCTATTTGCAACAATGTGGAAGTTCACCACGGTTGGGGAAAGCAATGACAAAGGTGACTGGTTTAACTATTCTATTGAAAATCTAGGTCTGATCGAGGACCGTGATTTACTGCTTGAGGCCAAAGCGTTCCGTGATAGCGTGGCCGCAGGTGAAGCAAAAGCTGTGTCGGAGGAGAGTAGCTCCACTGCATCCTCCAAGCCAGTGGACGATGACATTCCGTTCTAGGTAGCAGTTTTAGGGGCGCACCATGTCCAATAGTGCGCCCCTTTTTATTCACCAATCAAGGAGCAGAAGATGTCACAAGCAAGCAGGTTGCTGGCTACCTTTGCGGGGGCGGGTAATGCACATGGCACGACCATTGTTGGGCGGGTAGGGCGAAACGGTAAGGCCGAATCACAGAGCCGAATAATCCGAGAGCCGTTGACCGAGGAGCTAGTGCAGGCTCACATCGATGGTACGCAAGGGGTCGGGGCGATCCCAATCAATGACGATAACAAATGCCAGTTCGGCTGTCTGGATATAGATGTCTACGATCTAAACCACGGCGAACTCCAGGATAAGATACAAAAGATGAAGCTGCCTTTGATGCACTGCCGATCTAAATCGGGAGGCGCTCACCTATACTTGTTTATGAAGGACTGGGAGACGGCAGCACAAGTTAGAGATTACCTGTCGGAGATGTCGATTGCGCTGGGCCACAGTGGCTGTGAGATATTTCCCAAACAGGATACAATTATTGCCGAGCGTGGGGACGTAGGTAACTTTATCAACATGCCCTACTTTAACGCCGACTTGCCTCAGAGGTATTGTTTTAACAAGAAGACGGAAGCGTTAGAGCTAGACGAGTTTCTTGATGCGGTAGACAAGGCGCGTGTTTCGTTGCCCGAGCTTGAGGGCTTAAAGTTTGCCGGTGAGCGTAAGCATTTCACCGATGGACCACCCTGCTTGGAGCATTTGTTTTCGGAGGGGCCCATCACTGACGAACGCAATAAGACTATGTTTATGTGTGGCGTGTACAACAAACTCAAGCACAGTGACGACTGGGAGAATAGGCTAGAGGAGGACAACCGTACATTATGTTCTGATCCTCTCCCTTCCCATGAGATCCTTAACCTTCGTAAGTCTCTGACTAAGAAGGACTGGGGCTACACATGCAAGGACCAACCGTTCAAGAGCTACTGTGATCCAGTTCTGTGCGCTGTGCGTAAGTTCGGGATAGGCAAGGACGCTCCTGATGCCCCCGAGGTCGGAGGGCTAACGATTATGTTGTCGGAGCCTCGAGTTTATTTCATGGATGTAAACGGTGGACGGATCCAGCTTACGACTGAGCAGTTACAGAACCAAGTCCTGTGGCAACGTGCTTGCATGGAGCAGATGAACATCATGCCTCCAACAGTTAAACCTCAGAAGTGGCAAACCATGATCAATCAGTTGATGCAAGCTGCTACCCACTTAGAGGTTCCAGAAGAAGCCACAATCAAAGGACAATTCAAAGATCACCTGCACTCCTATTGCACCAGTCAGATCAGAGCCATGGCCCCAGAAGAAATGGAAATGGGCAAGCCTTGGACAGACGGTGGCTCTACTATGTTTAAACTAGAGGGGCTGATTGAGTACCTGCACCACCGCAGGTTCAAGGTCGAGAACCGAGGCAACTTGATCCAGATGATTAGAGACATGGGCGGCGACTCCACAAAAGTAAACTTTCACAAATCTGATGGCACAAGAACCACTATCCGTTGTTGGTACATACCTTCATTTGAAGAAAACAAAATTGAACTACCCATCAAGGAGATGAACGATGACATACCCTTCTAATAGGCTCCTCCGCGTAGGAGAGGTTGCTAACATGTTGGGTGTATCCAAGTCGTACATCTACAAATTGGTAGCTCAGAAAACAGACTTCCCCCAGCCCATTGTCCTTGGCGACGAGCACAGCAAGCGGTCATCTAGCCGCTGGGTCCTAGTCGAGATCGAGGATTGGGTAAACTCCAGACCAAGGGGCAAGGACCTATGATACCTAACTCTAAATTAATCTTAGGTCCTCCAGGTTGCGGCAAGACTTATCGCTTGATCCAAGAGATTAAAGGCGCACTGGAAGCAGGCACACATCCGTCACGCATCGGGGTGATTTCGTTTACCCGCAAGGCTATAGAAGAGATGGTCACTCGATCATGCGCTGAGTTCTCGTTGGAACCTGTGGATTTTCCGTACATGAGGACGAGCCATTCGTTTGGGTTCAACGGGCTAGGTTTGCAGTCGCAAGATGTTATGCAGATAGCAGACTATGAGGTTGTTGGCAGTATAGTAGGCTTAAACTTTGAAGGGGAGGACCGAACCAGTGTAGATGATGGCATATCTCTGCCCTCAATCGGTGGTTCAGGGGCCCAGTACCTACAGATGATTACCCGTGCTCGCTACAGAATGATTACGTTGGAGCAAGAGTTCAACGAAGCATCAGACCGTACATTGTTTTACCCGAAGCTGGAGCAGGTCGGCGCTCAGATCGAAGAGTACAAGCAACAGAACAGCAAGTATGACTTTGTGGATATGATTGAGAAGTACATCGAGATCGGGGAACCGCCCCACTTGGACTATCTATTCATTGACGAGGCTCAAGACTTCACTCCGTTGCAGTGGGATATGGCGCACAAACTATCTGAGTTCTCCCAGCAAACGATTATTGCAGGGGACGACGATCAGGCAGTGCACCGTTGGACTGGGGTAGATGTACGCATGTTCGTTAACTCTTCAGAAAACGTAGAGATTTTAAAGCAGTCGTACCGTATACCAAAGTCTATTCACCGCCTGTCTCAGACCATCGTTAACCGTATCGGCACTCGGGTAGAGAAAGAGTTCTTGGCTCGAGAGGAGTTGGGGGAGGTCGAGTTCGTTAATCACATGGAGGATATTCCTTTCACCGAAGGATCATGGACCGTGATGGCGCGAACAAACACCTACGTTCGAGAGATGGCGAAGTGGTTTTCGAACACAGGGTTTAAGTACTCTGTCAAAGGCCGTCCCAGTATATCTCAGAAGTTGATAGGCAACATCATGGCTTGGGATGAGCTGTGCCAGGGCAAGAAGCTAGGGTTAGAGCGGGTCAAGACATTGTACTCTGGCCTACCCAAGCAGGGCACGGACGCTGTGGTTAAACGCGGGTCTGCCAAACTACTGGAGGCTCTGGAGATTGATGCCGAAATAGATATGGATACACTGAGATCAGAGTACGGACTTCTGTGCGGCCCAGAGTTTGCTGCGTATAAAGTATTGAAGGTGTCTGGCAGTATGCAAACGTACATCGAGGCCATCCAACGTAGGGGCGAGGATCTTCTGTCACCACCACGGATTAAGATATCTACGTTCCACGCCATGAAGGGCGGCGAGGACGACAACTGCGTAGTGTACACAGCATCTACCAAGGCGTGTGTTCAGAGCAAGTACCCTGACGATGAGCACCGAGCGTTCTACGTTGGCGTCACAAGGGCACGAGAATCTTTGTACATTTTACAATCTAATAACAACTACAGGTACACAATATGATAGCATCAATGTGTCTTGCGTTGGCTTTGTACCATGAAGCGCGAGGAGAAAGTTACCAAGCCCAGCTTATGGTTGCCAAGGTTATAATAAACAGGGTGGAATCCAAGAGGTGGCCCTCGTCCGTATGTGGCGTGGTCATGGAGGACCGCCAGTTCTCATTCGTAAGGAAGGGCAAAGTACCGAGGGCCAAGAACAAGAGGGCGTGGGAAAACGCTACAGCATTAGCGGAGAAGATACTAAAGGATCCTGGGATCTTGCCGTACAGCGACGCTGATCACTACCACACTACTAAGGTGCGCCCGATATGGCGAAACAAACTGTACCGAATAGCACGGATAGACCAGCATATATTCTATTCGTATGCGCACCCAACACCAATGACGAGCAGCATCCGTCCAAAGATACGGACCAGCACACTGGAGAAAGAACAATGAACTGCCCACACTGCACCGCTGAATTAATCTGGGGAGGAGATCACGACTGTGATGTCGAAAGCTTTTCCACAGGAATAGCCGCAAACGAGGGTGAAGACGTTGAATGTATGCACGAGGATTACAGCATGGTCACTAACCTATCCTGCCCCAAGTGTAATTCGATGGTGCTAGTATATTATCCAGAAGAAAAGGTTGGTAACTTATCCGTCCAAAATGGAGACTCTGATGAAACGTGATGAAATACTGGATTTGTCAAAAGAACTGATAAACGGCCAACGCGCCAAAGACTACGGCGATGCGTTCGACAACCACAACAGAATAGCAGAGGGTTGGAACATTATTATGAAAGGCGCATTGGTAAGCCACGGCGAACTGACCCCGCAGCACGTTGTGTTGATGATGGATTGGGTGAAAACGGCGCGGCTACTTAATACTCTGGATCACGATGACTCTTGGATAGATAAAGTTGGTTATAGCGCTCTTGGGGGAGAGTTCTCACAAAAGAACGAAATGATCCAAGAGATAGAAGCAGTAAAAAGAAAGTTACAAAAATGAAGCTTAAAATAGCCAGCCCTTCGCTAAAGTCAGAGTGGGTTCCACCCGCAGAACTTCCAGACCTAACAGGCGCAACTACAATTGCTATCGACGTAGAAACCCGTGACCCAAACATCAAAACAAGCGGACCCGGCTGGGCTGTTGGAGATGGTGAAGTGGTTGGCTATGCAGTGGCTACAGCAGATTGGGCAGGCTATATTCCTACACGACACCGTGGTGGCGGAAACCTAGACGAAAAGATAGTCAACAAGTGGCTCAAGAAAGTCTTTGACTGCCCCGCCGATAAAGTAATGCACAACGCACAATATGACGTAGGTTGGATCAAACGTATGGGGTTTGAGATAAACGGGCGGATAATCGACACAATGGTTGTTGCTTCGCTTCTGGATGAAAATAAGTTTTCCTATGCACTAAACTCACTAGCGTTTGAATATCTGGGGCTGGCAAAGAACGAAAGCCTACTCAGAGAAGCCGCCAAAGAGTTTGGCTTTGATCCCAAGGCAGACATGTGGAAAATGCCCGCCATGTACGTTGGACCCTACGCCCAGACAGATGCAGAAGTTACCCTGCAACTCTGGGACTACCTAAAGGTGGAGATCGGTAAGCAAAACCTCTGGAGTATCGTCAACCTAGAGCTAGATTTGCTCCCCTGCTTGGTCAACATGACTTGGCGCGGCGTCCGCGTTGATATGGACAAAACCGAAAGAACGCGGGACGCGATCCTAAAACGGGAGAAATTAGTCCTAAAAGAGATAAAAAGCTTAGTCGGCAGAGATGTAGAGATATGGGCGGCAAATTCTATTGCAAAAGCCTTTGATGACCTGTCAATACCGTATCCAAAGACAGAAAAGGGTGCGCCCTCGTTTAAAAAGCAGTTTCTGGCAGAACACAGTGAGAAATTGCCACAATTAATCGTCCAAGCCCGCAGTTTAAACAAAACCAGCGGAACTTTCATCAATAACATCCTAAAATTCTGTCACGGCGACGGTCGAGTGCATTCGCACATCAATCAGATACGCGGAGACGATGGCGGCACAGTTTCGGGGCGTTTTTCTATGAACAACCCCAACTTACAGCAAATCCCGGCCCGCGATCCTGAGATTGGGCCACTTATACGGTCTTTGTTCCTTCCAGAAGAGG